GCCGGATAGTCCAGGACTTCGGCGTTTACCAAAAGCACAATAAAAGCAGGCGGCCGAAGCCCCTGCTTTACTGTGTCAGACTCGATATGACTTTCAGGAAAGGCCTTTCGCAAGGCCAGAGTGATTCCATCTAAAATAATGTTCGTGTTAATTTCCGCCATTGCAAACCTCCTTCAGCTTTTGGAGCACCATCTTCTCAAGCACAGACGGGGCGATTCGCTTTAGCTTTTCTTCCGAGATAGTCAGCATGTACTGACCCTCGACCCAGCCCCCGGAAGGGGTTCGGTGACCGAACTCCACATAGGAGGCGTATTCTACGGGGTTAATGATCTCAACGGTATACATATTACCGCTCTTTGTCACAGTCAGGGACTGCGCATAGCCCTGAGCGGCTTTGCCGTTCTTTGCGCCCCAGCCGCGCCGGAGAGTACCGCCTTTCTTGCCGGAGCCTTTCGGGTATTTGCCGACCGGCGTTGCAGGGATAACCAGCGCCAGAAGTCTGGACGCAAGTTCTTTACTGCAGGCGATACAGAGATCATCAAGCTCCGCGTCGCTCAGTTTGCCAAAGCTGTTCGCGAGCTCTCGATACTGAGAGAAGTCGCAGCGGCCCCAGCGAGCCATTACGCATACCTCTCGAAAGGCACGAGCATGATCTCCTGATGAACGCTGTAAACTGCAGGAGGACCAGACTGCGCATAGGCATTTGTCTGGCCCTCCTGGGTAACCACGATTTTCGAGCCGGGAGGAATGGCTACGGACTTATCGAGGAACAGTTTCAGCGACTGCTGTGTCAGCGGAGCGCTATCCTGCTCGGTAGTGCTTGAGATACTGGAGAAGGAAAGCCTGCACGGCTGTTTCTGGAGAACCTGGACCTCCGTGGGCTCGTCTCGGCCGTTGGCTGGGTTTCTTATAGTCTTGACTGTGTAAACGTCGCAGAGGCCCTTCCAGAGCTTCTGGAGCGCGTTCCGATAGTTCTTTACCATACCAGCCTCCTATAAGCCGCGATCAGCTCTGCGCTGGGTTCGATCATCTTTGCAAGCATTGCGTCGAACTGGTCCTCGAAAGAGCCAGTATCGGCGATTGCGAAAGTGACCGAAGTATCGCCCTCAGAGATACTCTTTGCAGGGGCCTCAAAGTCATACTGATCGGCGAGTGCGCCGGTCTGCTTCTTGTCTGCGAGGAACATGCCCGCGGCCATATCCACCCAGACATAGAAAAGGCCCTCAGGCACTTGAAGCTGATTCGTTCTGGCCTTTAGGTCTGCCTCGGCTTTCTTAACATTGTAGTCGATCGCCGCGCTGTCGGTCTCAGCTACCGTATAGCCGAGAGCCGACAGTCGGGTTTTTACTGCCGCGAGTACGTCCACCATAGGCCTTAACCTCTGGAGATGATACGGGCGATAGGAATGACCTTATCAGCGATCGTATCGGTACCGTCGTTAACCAGAGACCAGTTAGCGCCGGTAGCCAGCTCAGCATTGGTGGGGCTGTTGGTAGCCTGGGAGGCCTTCGTGTAGGAGATACCTGCAACAGACACAGCCTTGCGCTTACGGCTGATGAGGGTATCTTCGCCGCCGCGGTGCTTAGCGTCACGAATCATCTCGTACGGCACCTTCGCGCCGACATCTTCCCAACCGATCGCGCCCTCACCCAGCACGTAGGTGGTGTAGACGCTGTGCTTGTGAGTGCTGCCTTCCTCGGCAACAGGCATGGAGTCGTCTACGATAACCAGGCGGCCGTTCCAGGAGCCCAGGCCCAGCTCGCGCTCGATACCGTCGGCGTCAGTGTACTTCAGGTAAGTCAGGAGCTTCATGTTCTCCAGGTTGGTAGCAACCGCAGAGTGGCAGAGCACCAGAGAGAACTTACCCTTGTGATCGCCGCAGGCCTTCTGGATAGCGGAGTTCAGAGTGGTGGCGGTCATCATCATGTCAGCGGTAGTCTCGGTGTCGCCGCTTGCGGAGATGTCATAGGTATGGTTGTCCACGAACTTCTTGTTCGCAGTCTTGATCGCACCGGTGCCGGTATTGGACATGAGGAAGATACCCTTCAAGATGTCAAGCAGAATATCCTGGTCAACGCTGTTCCAGTACTCGTTGATCTGGTTGCGGACGTTCGCCATAAAGTCAACGCCGCCGGTGACGTCATAGGAGAAGTCAGCCTCAGTCCAGCCATTCATACGGCCAAAGGTGAAAACACCCTGCTCAAAGGTCTTAGTAGAGCCGGGGTTCAGGTCGCTCACGCCGTCGTAGTTCTGAGCGGCGCCGCCGAGCAGACCGAAGAAAGGCAGAACCGCGTACACAGTACCACCCTGGTTCGCGTTGCCAAAGGTATCGCGCAGGCGCTGGTCGCCCACGATCGCGCGAGACTCTCTCAGCTTATTCAGCTTAGGGTTGGGAACGGCAGACATATACTTGCCGAATGCCTTCTCATTGAAGGACTTAGCATCAAATTTCGCCATTATTGTTCAACTTCCTTTCAAAATTAGTTTGCCGCGTCAGGGTTGTTCTCCATATACGCAGCGAGTTCCTCGTAGGTCATCTTAGAATAGTCCGGGGGCTGGTTGTTAGGGTCACTGCTCTCACCAGGCTTGAAACCCTTGAATCCAGCCTTGCCAGTCTCGAACATAAAGCCGCTGTCAGGAGCCTCAGCCAGTTTCTTGATCTGGTCGGCCAGTCCCTTAACGGTGCCGTCTGCGTCCAGCTCAGCCTTATCCAGGTCGAGCAGAGCCTTAACGGCTTTTACGTTCTTCGCTTTTGCCGCAGACAGAGCCAGCTCAACGGCGGTATCGATTTTGAGGCTTTTGATCTCAGCCTCGTGGGCCTTCGCCGCAGTTGCGTTCTCGGTCTGGAGAGTTGCGATCTGGTTTTTCAGAGCTTCAACGTCGCCGGTAGAGGCCTTGAGGGTCTCCAGCTGCTTGTCGCGCTCCTTAACCGTGTCGGCAAGGTTTTTCTTCTCAGTGTTCAGCGTGTTAAAGTCAGCACGCGCCACGAAGTTCTTGCCGATCTCCTCGGAAACCTTCTTGTCGATCTCCTCGGAGTACGCTTCTCCCAAAATAGTTTTCAGCCAGTCCAACATATTTTCCTCCTGTCTCCCGCTATCCTTTTTATCCGGCCAGTCCCGGTATTGCGGGCGCGCTATTTATTGTCCGCCGCGCAAGGCGGTAATTTTTGTATGAAAAAAGCACCGCCTGCGTTATCCGCAGGGGTGCTCTAATCATTATTGCTTGTATGGGGCTCCACGGTCTCCTGTATCGCGTTTTAGCGCAGGGGCCCTTAGGTTTACCCTCTTAGAGCCATTGGCACGATACAGGTCAATTATGCGCGCTCGTCATAGTGCGTCTTTAGGATAAGGCGGAACACTATGCGCTCTACAATACTGCGTCCAAAACTCTTCCCAAGCAGTCTCCGAAGGGTATCCTCGGTGTTCAGCTAAAAATTGTTTATCTGTTTGCTCAACTTCATGCTTATATCCTGCTGACGCAAGATTTTCGCGCAAAGTAGTAAGGCGATTCGTGCAATCGAAAGCGTTTCTATTTGTATCGGCAAATCCTCGTATTAGTTCGGTATATTCTCTCAATGAGAGACTTGCAACCTCTCTAAACAATTTACCATAGTACGTCATACTTATATGCCACGCTCTTATTGCTCTCATTCTTTCCACCTCGCTTTTATTAAAGTGTCGCCGTCCAATTTATCTACGGCGTAAACCTCAAATTGTGCGTCGCGCCTGATTAGGAACTCAAGCTCGCCGCTATTTGCGCTAATGCTATCGACGAAAGCGCCTCGACCTTCGCCGGCGGGAATATCAAACTGTAAGAATACGCGTTGCCCGCCTGAATTATAGACCGCCATATCTGCAAACTCGCCCGCAACAGATTTAGCAATAGTACTGCTCAGGTAAGCAGGGTCCCAAAGCGTTTTTCCAACAGCCTTATCAATAGCCACGCCCAGCTCTTTCAAAACCTCGGTCGAGGTTCCTCGCAGCACCGATATATCTTGACTCAAGGTAAAGCCTGCGAGCGCCGAGTCTATATCTGCGGTCAAGCTTTCCAGCCAGTCGTCTTCGTATTCCATGCCGGAACGAAGCCATGCATTGAGCTCTGTATAAATATCTCCCGTGTAGGCATCTATTGCGCCGTGCTGGTCTTCGGTGAGAGACTGTACCCACGGAGTCGCGTCCTTAGATAGTACTTTTTCAGCCTTTTCATAGTCCGTGTAGCCAATCTCTGGCTCCTTAATTATATTATCGCTATTTTCTTTACTTGTAAACGGGCTTTTATCGTTTTTAGTAGGTACGACTGAGCGCTTAAACCACTCTTTATAGGTCATATCCTTAGGAACGGTATAGCGCTTGCCCTCGTCGTCTCTTGCGAAACGGTCTCCGAGGTTTTCCATATCCTCATAGTAAGGTGCGGTCGTGCCGCGGCACCAGGGGTGGAAAGGCGGCGCAGTAACGCCGACTTTGTACGCACTCATAGGGTAGACCTTGCCGTCCAAAGAACCGCAAAGGCTGCAGGTCTCCTTGTCAAGGGTCTCCACGATCACGTACTTCTTAACGCCGAGATCGGTAAAGCAGTCTTTTCGCGCCATGTTGGCAAAGGCCGCAGTCTCAGTCATGACCAGGCGGCCAGCCTGCGAGCGGGAAACCTTAAAGCGATCAGCAATCGCCTTAATTGCCTTATCGGGTGCAGCGCCGCGCATGATCGTCTGTGTAAGCTGCGTGTTCACGCTGTTTACCAGGGCTTGCTTATTGGCCCAGATACGATCACTGAACGTCTGGGCGTCCAGAGTCCAAGGTCTTGCGAGTACCTTCTTGATCGTGTCGTCGGTCAAACCGTGAAGGGTCCAGCCGACTCCGATACCCTTTTGCAGCTCAAAGGCTGTATGGTAATAACCGCGTTCATAAACTTCCACGAGAGAAGTCTCAAGCAGCTCCGTCTGGGCTCCATGTAGAGCCTCGGCTTGCGCCTGGAGCTGGAGCTTGAGACTCTCAAGCCTCGATACATGAACGCGGGCAGAAGCGTTTTTAAGCTGCTTATACCACGCCTGAGAGACTGCGTTCTCTTGACCGTATTTTATATATTCTTCAACGGTCCACCTGAACTCGTCAAGCTCCTGCGTGGTAAGCAGCTTATTAGCCTCGGCGAGAGTTATGCCATTCTCAGTTGCAAAGCGCTGATACCATTTCGCGATTTGCGATTCTATATCCTGAATAGCGGTTGCATACTGCCGCTCGAGGTTCTTTACATAATCATAGCCGGTATCGAGCAGGGACTCTTCGAGAATCCGCATTCGATTGGCCCAGTATTTATCATTCCTCATTTACCGGCTCACCGCCTTCGGGATTGCGCAAAGCGTTGGCCTGCTCAAAGGCTGCACGGTAGGGGTCGGCTTCCTCTTTCTGCTTTTCGAGGCGTTCCAGCTCTGCTGCGGGGTCATCGACCCACGGGTGCATAGCTACGATCGTCTCGTCAGAGATAATGCCGACAGACTTCGCGCAGTTATCGATAGACTCGGACTCGTTGATAAGAATATCGCGGTTGAAGATAACCGTAATATCTTCGGACTCAAACGAGCCCTTGCCGGTGTTGGCGAGGTGCGTATTGACGAACCAGAGAATCTCTTCAAAAGCAGCTTGCAGCTCGGTCTCCATTGCGTTCGCGTCGAGGTCGATGTCGCAATACATGCTCTGGATATTCATCTGGTTGGGTGTACCGGAAAGCCGGTCGTCCTTTGCGTCATAGCTGCGGAGGTTCTCAATGAGCGCCTTTTTCAGGAGCTCCAGAACAGTCTTATAGTTCTCGGCGTTTACCGTGATCTCGAGACTGTCCACACCGCCGTCAGTACCTTCAACCGTGCGGACCTTGATAGCTCCATAGGTAGTGAGGTTGCGCCGGAACTCGCCGAGGTCCTGGCCATCGTAATTCTTTAGCACGAGAACCGTGTTCCGCACGTCTTCCTCCATGTTATTCACAAAGTCAGACTGGAGCAGGTTGATCGCGTCTTGCAGCGAGCGACCGCGGCGAATCAAGGGAATCTCCTTTGCGTTGTACTTGATAGGGATAAGCGGAAAGTGCTCCCAGTTCAGAGGCTTTTCATTGCCCCTGGCGTCTTTCGCCTTAACATAGGACTGCTTCTCGGTGTCCTGTGTCAGCCTGCCGTCCTCAAAGGTGTAAGTCGTAACGCCGTCCATAGTGAAAAGGTCGACCTTCTTGACGATCTTCTTCTCGGTTCCGTAGTACACCTCAACAGGATAGAGTCGCAAAGCCGAATCAAGCTCAGTGTGCGCGGCATCTGCCCAGAAAGGGAGTACCTCATAGCCGGGGAACACGCGGAAAGCAAGCTCGCCGCTTTTGTTATAGTAGGGGTAGAGCCAGGAAATACCTGCGTTAAAGCACTCGACTCCTGCGGTTTTCAGGGTACGCATGAACTTCATGCCGAGAATCTTCTTGACCTCAGCCACGTACCCCTCATTATCGCAGGAAAAGGAGATTGGCTGACCGAGCAGGTAGTTGGCCTTCTGGTCTACGTGTTTCGCGTATTGGTTATCCACGATACGGTTGTTCGGAAGGTTCTCTACGGGAATGAGCTTCCCGTCAGGACCGATCGCGGTGCGTTTGCGCCGCAGAATATCGTGGTTGCCGACATAGTATCGATCGCCGTCAAGCATTTCCTTACGCTCCGGGGAAGACTCCCAGGCGTCAAGCTCTCTGGCGTAGAACTCAAGCTCAGTGATCGGCCGGCCGGCGCGGAGGCGCAGATTAAAAAGCTCTTGCTCAATAGGGTTCATAAATAAAGGCATGATCTCGCCTCCTTAAAAACTAAATCTCGACGGCTGGAACGCAGCGCGGACGAAGTAGCGGGTATCGTCCATTGCGTGGTCGTCGGTTTTAAGAGGCCGGTCGTCAATCGCTTTTTCGTCCCAGCGGTAGAGACCGAACTCTCGGATACAGTCCTTGCAACAATCGCAGATAAAGAAGTCGCCAGCGTTTAGCCGAGTGGCAACATCGCGAATACCGTCAAGAACTCTATTGCTTGCAGGCTCAACCATAAAGCGGTCATGCCTGCGTACTACTTCGATAAAAGACGCGGCAGACGGGTCAACAATGAGCTTTCTGATCGGCAGGTTGCCGGCAAGCTCTTCGATTGCCGCATAATGCTCCTCGTCTGTTCGCTGGTGCCGCTGTTTTCGTCCGTCGTAGTAATACTCGCGAATGCGGTACCATTTTCCCTCGCACAGCCCCCACAGCCCGGCCGAAGTCGGGTTCAGGGTGCCGTAGTCGCAGGAGATTAGGTAGTCCTCATAGCTACGAGGTATAGAAGGAACTACGTGGTAGTCCTTATTAAACATGGTATAGATTAGGCCCTCTGCAACGGTCCACAGACCTCTGATATAGCGGTCATAGAACACGCCGGAATACATGCCCTCATATCTGGCCTTGATCTTACTGTCGAGACTGAGGTTGTCGTCCATAGTGAAGTGCAGGTAAAGCATATTGCGCTCCGCTGCCTTACAAATCCACTCTTTGTAAAACCAGTGACCTGGACTTTCAGGGTTGCAGTTGAACCAGAACTTCGAGCCGGAGACAGAGCAACGCGCCATTGCCTGCTCGACAAAGGAACGCGGCATAAGCGCGACCTCATCGAAAAGGACGCCGGCCAGCGTGATACCCTGAATCAGTGTATAGCTGGACTCGTCTCGGCCGCCGAAGAGGTAATAGGTGTTTGTCCGTTTTCCCACAGTCACGACCATCTTGTTCTCACTGCGGCGCTCAGTCACTGTGAAGAGACCCTCAAGCCAGGTAGGAATATGAACGATCACGTTCCGACGCAGAGCCTCGATCGTTCGGCCGCAGATAGCGAAACTCTGGTTGTTAAACCTTGACATGCTCCAGAGGATAAAGCCGACCGTCATGGAGACTGTCTTACCTGAACGAATGGAACCGTCACAGATAACGCCGTCGCGATTGCCAAAGGCCTTAGTCTTCCACCATATCAGAGTCGCCTTCTGCCGAGTGCTGAACTTCTGGTAAATCATTCAAATCCTCCTCTCCGATAGAATCGATCGCCTCGAAGAGGTTGTTCTCAGACTGCTCCTGTGTCGCGCCGCCCTCAAAGGTGCCGAGGTACTTGCCAAGCAGCTCAAGCGCCTTAACCTTATCATGGAGCTTGACCTCCACACCGTACTGGTTAGCCTTGATACCTGCTATAGCCGGTAGCTTCTCAGGAGCCAGCTCATCAGTCGGAATCATCTCAACCGTAGGCAGTAACCCAGTATTTACGACCTTAGCGAAGTCTGCGCCGTTCGCAAACGCGATAGCAGCAAGCTCCTGAAGGACTCGTTCCTGGGTGATCTCCAGCTTATTCTGGAGTTTGACCTGCCTTTTCTGGATTTCAGCCTGGATAACAGGTTTGGAAAGGTTTTCTGCGCCGATCTGTTGAGCCGTCTTTTTGCTGTACCCCGCTCGGATAGCGGCTTGCGTAGCATTCAGGTCGATCAAGTATTCATTTACAAAGCGCCTCTGTTTTGGCGTTAGCTTAGCCGCCACGCTCACCACCTCCTTCGGGGTAAAAGTGTAGTGGGACACTGCACCGGAGGCCCGCGCAGTGTCCCACTAAAAAGACTCGGACGTTTTCCATCCGAGTCTTCCGAGTATAAATTATATCGCGCGCGTAATGTGAATTAACGCGCTTTCGCCGAAAAAGTTTCCAACGCTCTCTTGTGTAGCGTCATCGTCCACCGGAAAGTAAGGTTCATACGAACCGCGATCTCCTCCCACTTGAGATAGTTGAGATACCGCAGCTCCAAAACCTGTTTCAGAGTCGGGTCCTCGACATACTGGTCGATCGCTCTGCCGATTTCAGCCTCAGCCCTCGTAAGAGCGTTGATCTCGTCCAGTATCTCACTCTGCAGGTCAACGATATTGCAGGCGCAGTCCTCTACCTTCTTAGAGGGAAGAGAGGAGAATGCGGCTACCGGCTTTATCGCCGCTGTGATAGACTCGGCGATCTGCTGCCAACTATCAATGCGCTCTCGCTTTGCCTGAATCCGTGCTCTGGACCGATAGCCGCGGTTGAGAAACTCTTTTGCTTCATCTCTTGTCATGCTGTACCTCCTTGATTCTTGCTTTCAGCGCCTCAAGGCAAGCGTTCTGCCGCACCTCCTTCGGCGCAAGTATGTCGTCTAAAACTCTGTAGTCATAGGTGCCTTTCATCAGGATATGGTGAATCAGAACCGTTTTCTTCTGCCCTGGACGGTGCAAGCGCTTATTTGCCTGCTGGTATAGCTCAAGGCTGGTAGGTAGGCCGTACCATATCGCGATATGGCCTCCAGCTTGAAGGTTCAGCCCATGCCCAGCGCTTGCGGGGTGCGCCAGCATGATCGGAATCTTGCCTTCGTTCCAGCGGACGACTGCGCCGTCCTCCTTAACATCTACGGCCTCAGGATAACGCTCCATGATTCTGTCTCGCTCATGCCGAAAAGCGTAGAACACAAGAACAGGCTGGCCGTTCGCCTCTTCGATCAACTGGTCCAGAGCCTCGAGTTTACACTCGTGAAGAACCTTGACCTTGCCGTTCTCATCGTATGCTGCGCCGCCCGCAGCTTGCAGCAGCTTATTAGTCAGGACCGCAGCAGTAGGAGCGTCAATATCGCCGTCAGCAAACGGGAGAAGGGTGTCCCGCTCCAGAGTCTTATAAAGGTCCATTGCCTCAGGCGTCAGCTCAAACTCTCTTCGCAGAAATAGCCTATCAGGCAGCTGCAAATAGTCTGCGGCGTTCATACTGATACAGAGCTTGCCGATCTTCTCGTAAATCTGTTCCTCCGCGCCGTCTTTCAGTTTCCAGGAAAAGATCGTAGAAGCGTTCCGCTTATCTGGCAGGAAGTAGGTATCGCGGTACCCAGTCAGGGTCTTGCCTAAAGCCTTTCCCTCGTCCAGCAGATACATCTCCGGCCATAGGTCAAGCAGACCGTTCGGCGACGGCGTGCCGGTAAGCCCGACAATTCTCTTGATGTACTTCCGAACCTTTTTCAGGGCCCTAAACCGTTGTGCCTTGCTGGACTTAAAACTCGACAGCTCATCGATGATGACCATATCAAAAGGCCACTTGCTCTTATAGTAGTCGACAAGCCAGACCACATTCTCGCGGTTCACGACATAGATGTCAGCCTCCCGCTCGCAAGCTGCAATACGCTCAGCCTTCGACCCCAGTATCATAGAGAGCCTCAGGTGATTCAGGTGGTCCCACTTCTTGATCTCAGGCGGCCAGGTCTCACGCGCCGGCTTCAGCGGAGCGATCACCAGGACCTTGCTCACCGCGAAGTAGTCGTTCAAGAGCTTGTCTGCCGCAGTCAGGCTTACTACCGTTTTCCCCATACCCATATCCAGCAATAGCCCCGCCTCTGGATTTTCAAGGATAAAGTTCTCTGCGAAGGCCTGGTAGTAATACGGCTTAAACTCCATACTCCCTCAACCTCGCTTTCAAGTCCTCCATATCGGAGATACGCCATACAGTGCAGCCGAGCCCGACGAGTGTCGCGATAACCTTCTTCTGTCTGACACTCAACCCGTCACTCAGCCCCGGACGCTTGACCTCTATAAAAATGACTTTGCCTCCCGGCAATATCGCGATTCTGTCTGGCACCCCCGGGGCTCCAGGGCTTACCCACTTGTACGCTTTACCGCCGAGTGACTTT